CCCCCCTGGGCGTGGACAGCAACCAATAATCTCTAGTAGATACCTGGCAAATGTAAGTGCATTTAGTGCACCCCCACGTTGTTCTCAACGAACGATGCTGTTGGAAAGCCGGTAAGCAAACCTTGGTTTGTTTTTGCTGTTAGCTCAGCTCCTAGAGTGGTTAGGTCCTCATAGGCTTCCTCTATTTCTAGAGGCTTCAAGGGGATATCCTCCTCAATGGGAGAAGAAATGTCTACTCCGAAAGGAAGTACGGCAACGAGACTCGTAAGAGCTCGCATCTGTCGTAGGACAGACCGTTCGATCTTTGAATGATCGAGTGGTATAACCTCATTTATGGAATCTAATCCGATAAATGTCGGAATACGGTTAACCCTTGCAAGGGTCATAGCCAGCTCACTGAGCAGTGACCATGGATCCCCTACTTCTTCCGATGAACCAGTGACCAATTGGTCCAAGAGTGCTTTGGCCTCTCGACGTAAGTCAAGAGTTAAAGCCAATACACTTGGGTACTTGGCAGTTCTCCCCTGTGGATGAACTCGGCCTCCGGGTGTGTCTATCGACATGCCCATACCCCCATAACCATCCTCTTCTGATTCAACATCAGCCGATTCAGGCAATCCAAGAAGGCTTGAATAAGCATCTTGGATGACTGTCCATTGAAGAGATTTCTCAACAATAGATAATTCCAGTCCTGTAGGGTAATTACCCGAAGCAAAGACGGGCTCACTAAGGTAAGCAGTCTTAGCTTCCTGCCGATTAGGCAGAACGAACCCTCTTTTAACGAGGCGTTCAACGAACTTAGGGATTGACTCCCTTTTTTCGGGTACCAGGGGTATACCAACCGTATGTATTATACCGTTAGTTCCTTTGGCGGTCGTCCGGATCCAATCGGACGTTATCAGAGATCCATCCCTGTATAACTCACAACACGTGTGAAAACGTAGTCGTGAAACCTCGAGAGCTGCAAGTGTACGCCCTATATCTTCATATAGGAATCGTGCACAGGCAGTCGCAAAAGCCCTCTCTATTGAGAGAAGATTTTTGTCCCGAACCTTATTTGATCCAGCCTCGCACTTGTCTCGGCTTAATACCTCCACCTTGTTGGCGATTGCCAACGAGAAAGGTTGAAAACCCGACCCTTGGAAACCAAGCAAGTCTAACAAACTTCGCTTAGCGATTCCAAAGGCACTGACAAGTGCGGACTGAGAAATTTTTCCCAGTACGCCGGAACTCCACTTCTTAACCTCAGCGCGATAATCGCGCTGGGTGAGAAGGAGTCGCAGGAATCGACTCAGGCTGCACCCGCTATCCAACCAACCTCGGCGCATGGCTCTGAGAGCCATCTCCATCCGTTGATTGTATGACTTGATCCCCAACTCCTCCTTAAGAGAGAGTGGGCTTAGATTCACACCGTCCAGATAAATCTGGGATGCGAAAATGAACAAGCGTCCGGAAAGCGTTTTTGCTTCGGACGTCGGCACGCACAGGGCGCGGGCACATTCCACATATTGCTCAGCAATTTTGGATCCTGCCGTGACATTGTCATCCCCGAGTACCCGGTAATCCGTAAAGGTTACGGGATCACTCCCGGCCTTCCATGCAGAAAACAATGTTAATGCATGATGAACTAGAGCCATTGACGGCCATGAGGACAAAGTCCCCATCGGTTGTCCTCGCCCGTATCGGACTGAGGACCCACGCAGTTCCGGCTTGACCAGGTTACCTGCCTTCCCTGAAGGCACGCGGAAATTCCTGTCAGTGAGCAGCTTTATCCATAAAGCTGTGGTCCTCTCATCCCATATCCCCTCCATCAGCACTTTATAAAGTTCCAATGGAATCAAATCTGTAGCTGACTTCAAGTCAATGCTATAGATCGGATCACCAGTTAGCTGGGTCCGTCTGGAGAAGCTAATTAAAGCTTCCTCCTGATTGAATGTTCCATCAGTTGGTAGCAGTTTTAACACTGCCATCATCCAACTGTGCACAGGGGACATGAGCCTCTGAGTCCAGTAATCGACTATCGCAATAGTCCGAACCTTTCCTGCTGGCTCTGGGAGCAAGCAGAGTTTCCCTATACAGGGACCTCCGCTCCTTTTGGCCAGTGGGAGAAGGAAATCTAAGGGAGAGAGAGATCTCTCACCCTTCTCAAAAGCTTCGCTCTTGGGAAAGGCTTCCTTAGATTCTCCATTTACCGGATTAGTTGGGGTGTTTTTATTTCCCCAACGATCGAATGCGATCAATCGATTCTTGACTTCCCAAAAGAGGGCCTCGGATCTCGTATCTTCCATATGCCTCATCCATTGGATAGGAATTGGAAGGCCTTCTTCGGTTTCCCGAAGCCAGGCCCAGGCATCTAGGTGTGCCCCAAGTAGCCCAATCGGGTGATTGGGACCAGCATGGAGTGGTATGTAGGTAGGATCCCCGTCGCTAATACAAAAGTTGTATTCAGTAATGGACTCCCATTGGGATTTGTTACAATACGATTTAACCACCTTTGGCCAGAACACTTCTTTGCAGAAGGTCTGGAACTCAGCCAACATAGTTGGATCCAGGGTAGGATGTGGTCCGACAATGGATTGCAGATCTTGCAATTCATGGTCACCCTCGAAAGCTTTGTAGCTATTGAGGATCGAATTTACCATACGTATGGCGACAGGGTCCTTTCGACCAATACCTTGTCGTAAGACTAAAGGTATTAGGCGGGGTATACCTCCCCGTGAGAGTGAGACAGGAGTTCCAAGTAACCAAGGATTGCGTTCCGGATTACCAGCTAGGGAGCGATTTAACAGGAATAAAGCTGCCTTTAAATAAAGGATCAGCGCCTGAGCTCCTCTGGTTTCCAAAATCCGGACCATCTTTTCGGCCATTTCTCTGAGCCCGGATACAAGAGCCCTTGAAGGCTGTAAGTCACCCCCCAATCTAAAATTGAGGTCTAAACCCCAGTAGGGGATAAGAGTCCGCAGCACTGCTGCGGACAGGGCGACATTACTACTGCTGTCAGCATCATCTCCCGTAGTTTTACGGTCGATGTGCTGTACCTGGGATTGCTTGTTACTCGGGGCATTCTTACGACCATCCCTTTTAGGGACAAACCGTCTCAACGCCGAGAGGTGCCAAGAAAGGAATCTCTTCCAGATCTTGCTATTTTTAGTAAGGTCAGGAATGGGGGACTTTTGAGAGGGGTCAGAAGAGGATGCAGGAGATGTAGGTATAGGTATCTCACGGTCTCCGGGCCGTGCCAGAACTACCAAGGAAGAGTCTTGTGAAAGACAAACCCTTACCTGAACTTGATAGGTCCTTTCCGATAAATAAAGAAGCGCATGGCTGTCAAAGGGATCAACCACGGCGTAGTGTCCAGCGCCCACCTTAGCCCAATCCACTTGTGGATAGAGGGCATGTTCAGGCTTCTGCCAAACTACGACTGACGAATGAAAGGTTCGTGTTAATATTAGCATGAATTTAGTAAAACGTTGGTGGTAGAGCAGTAGTAAATTGGATTACACTACCAGGGCTAGAATGCCCCCGGTAGGATCCTAGCCGGCCGTGGAGGCCTTCTGAGCTCTTCAGATACTCCTCGTTTCTTGCCGAGCAGAACACGACAATCCCCGTGGAGTTTCCGCTATCATGTCCAACTCGTGATCCCATCCCTTCCTGGCACTCTATCGAGTGCGCGGTTTTTATTACCGTAAGGCGTAAGATCATAGGTGTGGATATGGCTCCTCACCATACCAGTGCGTAGCCCATGCTTGGTTCACTAGAGTGCTCCGGGGAACACCATGGTAACAGACGAATCCTTTCGGACTCCCGAAGGAGGGCATTCTGCAATGCCATGCTATCTGTTCAAGTCACGTGTCTCACGTGATACCCATTTTAAGTAAGGTCCAAACAAGGACTAGACTTTACACTCTAACCCTTCGCCAAACCGGTGTGACTCCTTAGGTCCTCTGATTTTCACATCAGAGGTGATTACAGTGCTAGTAAAGACTAGTCAGTGTCTATCATAAATTTATGCCTAAGAACCTTGTACTAATCTGACATTCGTACCACATTTTTGGTGGTCCCCGCTAGGGGCAGATATGAAGGTACCTAGGAATTCCACGCTCTTAACGCCCGAATTCCATTCGGAAGGTTGGACAGGGATCGGCCGCTTGTAACCCTTTTCCGTTTCACGGGAGAGGATATCCATTCAAAGGATTTTACACGCGCTCCTGAGGGGGCCAGCAGTTAACTCTGCCCCCCCTATCATTGGAGAAAGCATCACGGACCACGAGACTACCCTAATAAGGTAGCCGCCATACCAAAGGTTGCGTATGGATAGCAACGAGTGCAGCAGGGTTAATACCCTGGAACATACGCCTGAGTCTCCTCTACTCAAAATCTCTAAAGGTTTTCTGCCCTCGGAAGGGCTTTCTACCTAATAGAGTGTTCCGGCGAATGATTCGGATGATACATTGCTCAACAAGCAAAGTATTCCAGCGTTTGTAAGCTGGAGTAGTATTAACTACTTCCGTTTCACCATATGTTACCACACGGTGACGTGCACCAGAAGCACGGTTTCAAGGGTAGAAGTGTTTCACTCCTATACACTGGACTCCTTCCAAAAG